TTGGACTGAAGTAGAACATGCACAAGCAATTAGAGAAATCAAAACTGCTACACGTGCGGAAATCGAAGCAGTAAGTCTTCGCATATTTGAAAACTTCATGAAAAAACTATAATCAATAAATACCAAATATAAAATCAAGGAGATTTTTAGATGACAACAAAAAAATTCAAACTGTCTGAAGCCGCTAGTGCAATCTTAGAAGGTTCTAAAGAAACTTTCGATGCTAACATTGCTGCTAAAAGAGGCGCAAGAGGTCAAGACCATCATCCAAAAGGTGAAGTTGGTGACGATAGATTACCAGCATCAACTGCATATGGTCAACATGACGCAGGTATTATCGGTCATTCCCCTGAAGAAATGGACGATAAATTACCAGATTACTTAAAAGGTACTCCATCTGCAACACCTCCAGGTGCAACACCTCCTGTAGGTTCAGAGAAAGCAGGTGTTGGTGCTTCTAGACCACAAGGTCAACCACAAGAAACAATGGGTCGTAAAGACATTATGCATCCTGACCAAAGAAACGGCAACCAATACGAAAAATTGCGTGACCGTACTGCTGAAACATTACCAGCAAATACATTTGGTACAAACAAAGGTGCTACATTCCAACACTATGATGGTTCACACACAGCTGGTTCACAATCACAACACGTTAATATGGAAGCAATTGATATGTCTGATGACATTCGTGCTTTGTTAGCTGGTGAAAATCTATCAGAAGAATTTGCACAGAAAGCAACTACAATTTTTGAAGCTGCTGTACATTCACGTATTGAACAAATTGCAGAACAAATTGAAACAAGTTTGGTTGAGCAATTTGAAACTGCTGTAGAACAAGTTAAAGAAGATTTGGCATCCAAAGTTGATGACTATCTAAACTACATTGCAGAAGAATACATGAAAGAAAATGAATTGGCAATCGATACAGGCCTACGTGCTGAGATTGCAGAAGAATTCATTGGCGGTTTACGTAATTTGTTCATCGAACACTACATCGATATTCCTGAAGACAAGGTAGATGTTGTTGCTGAGATGGCAGAAAAAGTTGCTGAACTAGAAGCACAATTAAATGAACAAATTAATACTAATATTGGTTTGTCAAAAGATTTGAACGAACAAAGAAAAATTGAGGCAATCTACACAGCGTGTGAAGGCCTAACGCAAACTCAAGTAGAAAAATTGAAATCACTCGCAGAGGGTGTGGAATTTACTACTGAAGAAGAATTTGCAGACAAGTTGTCAACTCTAAAAGAATCATACTTCAAAGTTGACGTTAAGGTTGCAGACAATTCTGCTTTAGATGATGAAGTCCACATCGAAGAAGATACAAAGACTGTTAAGTCCGCAGATCCTTTGATGGAACAAGTCGTTGGAATTCTTAATAAAAAATAAGAATAACAAAAAATAATAAATAAAAGTTTCAATTAAGGAGTTATCCACATGTTTATGACAGAAGAACTACAAAAGAAATGGCAACCTATTCTGGAACACCCAGAATTAGAAGCTATTAAAGATCCATACAAAAGAAGCGTTACAGCTTTAGTATTGGAGAACCAAGCACAAGCAATGCGTCAAGACCGCATGGCATTGAACGAGACTGCATCTGATCCTGGTCCAACTAACGTTACAGGTTCTGGTATCAGCAATTTCGATCCAATCTTAATCAGTTTGGTTCGCCGTTCATTACCTAACTTGATTGCTTATGATGTTGCAGGTGTTCAACCTATGACTGGACCTACAGGTCTAATCTTCGCAATGCGTGCTCGTTACAGCAACCAAGCAGGTTCTGAAGCATTCTATAACGAAGCAAACACAATCTTCTCTGGTGTTTCTTCTATTGCTAACCCATACGGTTTCGTTGGTAATACAGCAACAGATACAACAGCAAATACACAAACTGCTGTTGCATTAGCTAACAACGTTACATCTGGTATTGCAATGCCAACAAGCGTTGCTGAATATTTGGGTTCTGATGCTAACGCTGCATTCCAACAAATGGCATTCTCTATCGAGAAAGTTACTGTTACTGCACAATCAAGAGCATTGAAAGCTGAATACTCACTAGAACTTGCACAGGACTTGAAAGCAATTCACGGTTTGGATGCTGAGACAGAATTGTCTAACATTCTATCTACTGAGATTCTTTCTGAAATTAACCGTGAAGTTATCCGTACAATTTACACATCTGCAAAGATTGGTGCTCAATACGGTACAACAACTGCTGGTTATTTTGACTTAGACACTGACTCTAACGGTCGTTGGTCTGTTGAACGTTTCAAAGGTTTGATTTTCCAAATCGAACGTGATGCTAACGTTATTGCAAAACAAACTCGTAGAGGTAAAGGTAATGTGTTGATTGTTTCTTCTGACGTAGCTTCCGCAATGGCTATGGCAGGTGTTCTATCATACACACCAGCTCTACAAGCTGACTTGCAAGTTGATGATACTGGTAATACATTTGCTGGTATGTTGCACGGTCGTATCAAAGTGTACATCGATCCATATTATGGCGGTTACACAACTAACCAAGAGTTGGTTACAATTGGCTACAAAGGTTCATCACCATATGATGCAGGCTTGTTCTATTGCCCATACGTTCCTCTACAAATGGTTCGTGCAGTTGACCAGTTCACATTCCAACCAAAAATTGGATTTAAGACTCGTTACGGCATGGTTGCAAACCCATTTGCAGAAGGTTTGGCAGTTGGTAACGGCCGCCTTGACTCACAAACTAACGTATACTACCGTTTGTTTGCAGTGAAAAACTTGATGTAATCCCAACGGGATGGGAAACCACCGATAAGAGTGGTACTTAAAAAGGAGACTTCGGTCTCCTTTTTTTTGGTGCCTAAATACCTACATGACAGCATTAAACAGAACTCCTCTTAATACAAACTTTCTCCAACCGTCAAAGTTTATCTTGGCTTTTAATAGATTGCCAACGGTGCAGTTTTTTTGCCAAGAAGCTAATTTACCTGGTGTAAGTATTGGAACAACTGAATTCAATACACCACTAGTAAATGTTCCTATCGCAGGAACAAAAATTGATTATAGAGAGTTTGATGTTACATTTATGATTGATGAACAAGCCAATTCTTGGAATGAATTGTATAAATGGTTATTAGCTATTGCATCACCTAAAAGTCTATCGGATAGAGCAATAAACAATCAGTTACAGAATACGTTTACTGCAACAAACAGTTACTATTCTGATGCAAATTTAACGATTATGTCAGCGCTAAATAATCCATTGTTATCAATAAACTTTCACAGGATGTTTCCAGTTTCTTTGTCTGACATACAGTTTGATACGAAACAGTCTGCGGATACAATCTTAACAGCAACTGCAACATTTAGATACGAGTATTTCGAAATACAAAATTACTAAAACTTTTTGATTATATTATGGAAAACATTGAACAAATACTAAACAACTGGACAACCGACTCTGATATAGACCAGACAGAGCCCGGCAAAGAACTCCTAAAAATCCCAAAACTACACAATAAGTATCTCACCATTCTCACAAAACATAAGATGGCTGCCAAAAAAGCCAACTTTGATTACTTGCGTATGCGTAAGGTCAAATGGGAATACTACACAGGCAAATTATCCAGAGAAGAACTGGAACAATATGGTTGGGAACCATTTCAATTCACACTCAAATCAGATATCACAACATATTTGGAATCTGATACAGACTTAATCAAATTATTGGAGAAAAAAATCTACCATGAAGAATCTGTGTCTGTTGTTGAGGCAATAATGAGTGAGTTGAAACAGAGAACGTGGCAACTCCGTGACTTTATCACATGGGAGAGATTCATTGGAGGACAATAAAGAACACTTGATTGTAGAAAAAGTCAATGAAGTATATGTAAAAGTAAATTGTGAACGACACGTTGCACAAGAATTATCTGACTTTTTTACATTCTTTGTCCCAGGTCACCAATTCGTCCCAGCATTCCGAAACAGAATATGGGATGGAAAGATTCGTTTATTTGATTTACGTAACAATCAACTATACATTGGACTTCTTCCATACTTTGAAGAATTTTGTAGAGAAAGATCCTATACATGGGCTCACGATGAAATAGAAGATGAGTATTCAGTATATCACGCTAAGAAATTCATCAAAGAATTAGACATACATTCTAATGGCAAACCAATTGAGGTTCGTGACCATCAAATTAATGCGTTTGTTCACGCAATGCAAAGACGTAGAGCATTATTGTTATCTCCAACTGCATCAGGCAAGTCGCTAATCATCTATATGTTGTTCAGACAGATGTTGAGATACAAAGAAGGTAGTAAAGGCCTAATCATCGTTCCAACGACTTCTTTGGTTGAACAGTTATTTTCAGACTTTGGTGACTATAACAATGGTGCAATGGGTGAATATGTGCATCGTATTTACCAAGGCAAAGAGAAACACACAGACAAGCCATTAACGATATCAACGTGGCAATCATTGTATCAATTGCCTAAAGAATATTTTCACCAGTTCGATTATATTATTGGTGACGAAGCGCATCTGTTCAAGGCACAATCGTTAACCACTATACTTACTTCTTGCATCAATGCAAAGTATCGTATTGGTTTAACTGGCACTTTAGACGGAACCAAAACACATAAATTGGTATTAGAAGGTTTGTTTGGCCAAGTGAAACAAGTTACCACAACTAGAGAGTTGATGGATAAGAAACAAGTTTCAGATTTTGAAATCAAGTGTTTGATACTGAAACATCCAGATGATATATGTTTGGAAATGAAAGATAAAGACTATCAGGCAGAAATACAATATCTGATTGCCTGTGAAGCAAGAAATAAGTTTATAAAAAACCTTGCAGTTAGTTTAGGTAATAATACTTTAATTCTCTATCAGATGGTTGCCAAGCATGGACAGGTCCTGTATGATATGATTCGGAACACAGAGAATATAGGTGACAGAAAAGTATTCTTTGTGCATGGCGGAACCGAAACAGAAGACAGGGAAAAGATTAGAGAAATTATGGAAAGAGAAAATGACGCTATTATCGTGGCTTCTTACGGCACTTTTTCTACAGGCATTAATATTAGGAATTTACATAATATTATATTTGCCAGCCCAAGTAAAAGCCGAGTCAGAAGCCTTCAATCGATTGGCCGAGGGCTTAGAAACTCGGAAGGTAAAAACAAAGCAACACTATACGACATTGCAGACGACCTCAGATACAAAAAACACATGAATTTTACATTGAAACATTTCGTGGAAAGAGTAAAGATATATACTGAGGAGAAGTTTTCATTCAAAACATACAAAATAGGACTAAAAAAATGAACAACATTAAAATCGTTCGTATGCAAAATGGTCAGGATATTATTGGTATGGTGAATGAAATAATGGAAGGCCATTATGTGGTTGAACAACCAATGGAATTCCAAATGATAAACCGAAATAGAATAGCAACTATCACGTTAGCACACTATCTTCCTATAGAACTTGTAGCTAAAAATGAGGTGGTATTGAATAGTAAAGATATCG